AACTCTTTATTGCTTGTTTCTTAGTACTATGATACTTGTCGGCTAATATATCCCCATGCAGCAGCCAATTTAGTGCCTTATCGTATTGCGTTTTACTCATCGTGCGAAATTATTAAAAATTATTCAATATACAAAAAAATATGTTTAATTACCTCAACAGTCCATCCGTTTCCTATCATCTTATATCTCTGTGTGTCACTCACATGGTTAGTGTAGTTGTCTTTCATAGTTTGCAGGCGTTCGCATTCTATTGGTGTTAGTCTTCTTATACGAGAATTAATAGATGTTAATATTTTATTTCGAGCGTATTTTGTATCTAATGTACCTGCTTTACCATCTTCAAAATATGCTTTATTATCTTGAGCATAACCATTGCCTTCCCATTGAATATAATTTTTTGTGTAAATTAAATTATCTTTTTGTACCGTTGTTAAACTATTACTTTTTTCTGTATTATTACTTTCAATTTTTTGTTCAATATTTCCTTTTTGTCCTCTTCCTCTCATTGCAACTATTTCAACAGCTTGACCGCAAGCCGTATCTAAACAGTAAGTTTTGCCGTCACCTCTGCTTAAATGCCCACTTCCACCAGCGTTAGGATTGTTTTTAAGGCTTGGCCTATCAGGTGAGCGCTTTTGTAGGTTGTGAATTATAAAATTATCATCAATTCTATTACCAGCTTTTAAAGTTAATGTTTTTGATTTACTTTCTAAATATGCTGGTTTAAAAATAAATCCATTTCCTTTTTGTTTTTGTTTTTCTGAATTTTTTTCAAAATAGCTTATAAGTTTTTCACTCAAAAAATACTTTTCATTTACATCACTTTCTAAAATATCTTTTATCAAAATACCTTTATCTTTAGGCTGTTGAATGATGCTTTCAAGATCACCAAACAACCCGGCAGGCTTAAGGCCTATGTTTGTCCAATACAAACGCCTTCTGTTTTGTGCGCTAACAAGATTACTGTTTATTTCGATAGGATGCACTCCCAGCGTTTTAGTAATTATTTTAGACCACTTTTCTTCCATTAATACATTCTCCAACAAAAAGTATTTAGGCTTTACCTCGTTTAAAATACGCACATATTCCCAAAATAAATATGATTGGCCTTCAAACTGAAATCCCTCTTCTTTTAATTGTAAATATTGCTCAAGCGTTAATATATCCTGGTTGCATTTAGTCGCCATGCCTTTGCGTTTACCGGCAAAGCTAAACGATTGGCATGGGCTGCCACCAATTAATAAATCAATCTTGGGCAAGTCAGCACCTTTAACATCAACAACGCTTCCAAGTTGTATGGTGTTTGGATAGTTGGCTATAGTTACCTTAATAGCATATTTATCTATCTCGCTCGCAAAGTAATTATTAACCTTTATATTAGCTCTTTCAAGTGCTTGTTGTCCACAGCTGCATCCGTCAAATAAACTTAGTACATTCATAATAGTGTAATTTTCTTTGTATTAATTAAATTCTCCATGTATTCAAAAGTCCTTTCAAACACTTCCGTTGCTTCAGGCTCTTCAAATTCCTCTCTTATATGATAGCCCAGCAGGCGTTTTGCCTGCCATGTCATTCCAATTACTATAAATGTTCTTCCTTGTGCCTTGAAACGGCTGCCAAGTACAAGGCTGTAAGGTACAAACATAACCTATCCCTTTAAATGTTTATAAATAGTCTTTCTGCTTACTCCTAATATTTCGGCTAATTCTGCTCTGTTAAAATCCGGGTTTTCTTTAAATACCTCCAAAACTTTATCTTTAATAGTTTTATTTTGATTTGAATTTATTACTTTTTTAATGTCTAAGTTTTCAATCGTGTTAATTTTTATCTTTTTAGCCATCGCGATAAAATACTTACTTAATTTTTCGGCCTTTAACATACTTTCTTTTGAAATAAGTAATATATCACCATTTTCACAATAAAGATTGTTTAAAGCGTTTAAAAGAAGGCTAAAACGAGGTATATATGTCTTTTGTTTTGGAAGCATAGATTTCATATATTCATTTTCAGCATCACTATTTTGAATTTCTGTTAATTCGTCAAAAATTCGTACCCATTCTTTTTTTGCTTCGTTGCTTAAATGTGCTATTTGCGGCACGATTTCAAAGTCGTTATCGTATTCTATCACTTTGTATTTTATTGTATCAAAAAATTTTATCATTGAATTATTAAACCATTCTAACAAATCCTGATTAATTTCCTCTTCTGAATAATTATTGACAGTTAAATCAGGATAGCTTAAAAGCATTCTATCAACAAAACCATTATCTTTATTTTCTTCCGTGTAAAATAAATTAAATATGTTTGGCTGAATACCACCAAGCACCGGGATACAAGGTTTATCAACAAAAGAGCTTTTGGCAGTCTTTCTGTTGAGGTTTACCGGTTTACCGCTCCATGACGATAGCCAAAACTCAAGGTCACTCCCAGCGCGATATTTATTCATATCCTTAAACCATCCTGCTAACTCGTCTTTAAAGACTCCAATTGCGTTTTTGCTTTCTTGATGCAGATCAACAAGGGCCTCAATTGTTATGTCGTTGGCTATAAATTGCGTTTTAATAGGCTCTTTTATTTCTTCCGTGTATTCTTTCTGCTTTTTATCAAGTTTTACATAATTATCGTATTTATCGCGGTGTTTGATGTATTTTTTTATTTCTCTGTTGTTAAGCCACAATAGAGGATTAATTATGTTGCTAATACTTGGTGTTTTACCAATACCAGCCTTACCAACTAAAGCAATCCAAAGCGATGCGGTTTCAGTCCATCCTTTTTTTACCTCAACTTGTACACTATTACCAATAACAACAGAAGCCAGCCAAAGCATTGAACAACCCATGTAATCAATTGAGCTGTTTAAAGTTTTATTGCATTCAATAATATAACTCTGAATTTCTTTAGGAAAAATATCAATAGGAAATATTAAATCTTTTTTCTCTATTTCAGGTTTTTCTTTTATTTCTATTTGCTTAACTAAACGGCTACCAAAACCTTTTTTGTAGAGATCACTTGCGGCCGCTTTATGATCTGAATTGTGATGTTTTATAGCATAAGCATTAAAAGGCGATATTAACTGCTCATTTGGATAAATAGTACCCGTTGTAAATAAATACATACAGTTGCTATTCTTATAAATATAGCCGCTATGTATAGCCTTGCTTCCGTGTCTTTTTATTATGTATCTATCGCTTATATTCCTAACGATTTCAAAGTCATTGCCTACAATGTCAAAGATGCTGGTTTTATCGTTATAATCTTTCCAGGTACTTATGTTTTGGTCTTGATATTCGGTTTGAATAGTTTGTTCAACTTGTATAGGCTTTTCCTCATAATTAAAAGCCTTACAAATGTCCCAAAGTATTTCGCGTTCTCTTACATCTATTTCTTGTATCTCTGAATAGCTTAAAAGGCTTTTTTGATTTTCGTATATAACAACATAGCCACCAACTCCACGGCTCTCTATAATAGCCTCTTGCTTACCTTTTATTTTAGCTATCTTTTTATTTCCGGTAATTTCTTTGCATTTGTATAAAATATGATAGCCTTGGTTTATTGTTTTATAAATAACAAACTTTTTATCAAAGTCATCAATGTTATCACGGGAAAAAGATAAAAATTCATTAATAAAATCTTGCTGCTCTTTTGGGCTATCTAATATCTTTAAGTCAATATCTATTACCTCAACATTATTAAACCCGGTAGCTATACCAAATGAATAGGCTTTGTCATAATGCTTCCTTAATTCATCTTTATTTATTAATTCAGTTTGGTATTTTTTCCATGCTATAATTGGCCTTTTAGCTTGGTCAATTGGGATAATGCTCAAATTGCAATCAAGCAGCTTGTTTAGTCTTTCTATTGGTGTTTTCATATAAATAAATTAAAAAGCCTTAAAAAAATCATGTAGCATCTCACTTCTACACTCATTTAATAAGGCCCAATATCTTAAGTTACTATGATGTGAGATGGTAACTATGTCGCAAATATATAAAAATTTTCAATATAAAAGCTATTTAAAAAAAAATATTTAATAGCTTAAAAGTGTAACCATGTGTAACCTCTGTAACCCGCAGGGGTGACACTTCTTTTCTTACAGTATCAAGGGTTTCAAGCAGAAGTGTAACCTGGTGACAATTTTTTTTATTTTTTTATAAAATTTTTATTTTTTTATTTTTTTATTTTATAGTGTAACCCCTGTAACCCCTGGTAACACTTTAATGTAAATACTTATAAATCAATACTTTGTAAAACAAAATAGGGGTGACAATGTGTAACCCCTATGTGTAACCCTTGTATTTTTTACTTATAAATTCTCCAAATGATAAAGCACCTCATCATAATATTTAATATTATGGTGTTTGCCGTAATTACCTTCCCATTCTTTCTCAAAATGGTTTAAAAATTCATTTATTGTAAACCTACCAATGTTTATTGCTAACATATGTGTTAGTTCGTGGTTATCTGTGTAAACCAGCTTGTAAGCCTCGTCATATATTTGCTGCGCGCGTGTTAGTGGATTCATGTTAAAATAATTTTTGTTGGTTAGTATGATTGTTGATTCTCTGCATTGCTTTATCAAAATATTCTTTGTCTAATTCGCAAGCTGTCAAGTCAAAGCCGTAATCGTGGCAAGCTATCGCAATACTTCCTGATCCTAAATGTGTATCTAATATTTTATCGCCTTGCTTTGCGTATTTGTCAAGAATCCATTTGTATAAAGCTACGGGTTTTTGTGTTGGGTGTATTCTTTCAATATCTGCATTTTGCGGTCTTTTATAAAATGTTTTAGCTGATTCATTAAAAGATGTCCAAGCAAATTCACAACTCGCAAAACTTACATTTTCAGGCTGTTGTTTATCCCAAATTAAAAAACATCTTGTAGGCTCTAAATAAAAATAATTACCACCCCATATAATTTGATTTTTACTTACTCTTTTTAGTTCTTTAAAATATTCTTTATTTGGTATTGAACTATCCCATTTTTTACCTTTACCGCCATAATGTCCTAATCTTCCACTTGAATTTATATCAATACCATAAGGCGGGTCAATAATAGCTAAGTCAAAATATTTATCAGGATAACGAGCCATAAGCTGCATATTATCTTCATTAGTTATAGTCATAATGTATTAAAAAAGTTATAAAATGTTTCAAAATCCTTAGCTATAAAATAAATGCCGCCTGATCTCTCAATGGCTGATTGATAGTCTTTTTGTGCCTCGCTTTGCCTATCCTTGCCAATCTTAACCTCAATCTTAACAGATTTGCCTTTTATGGTAGCTGATATGTCAGCCGTTCCATTTGTTCCCGTCCCGGGTATATATTGACCGCTTCCAATATTTATCGTTTGCCCTAAAATATTCTTTACTTGCTTGCGCTTGTCAATGTAACGCCCGGTGTTGCTTATTCTTTCTGCCTGATAACCCATTAATTCAATATATTTAATAATGCTTTTAGTGAGGTCATTTGCTGTTTTATCCTTAAATTTAGGTCTTGGAATAGCGTAATCAGGCATTAATGACATAGCCCTCAATTTATTGAAGGCCATGTCGTTTAATATTTGTAAAGCTGTCATTTAGAATGGCAAATCGTTAATTGTAGGGTTAGCTTCTTTAGGTGTTGCGCTTTCCTGCTTCACATACGGCTGATTAAATGCCGCACTAAAATAAGTTGTACCTGCCTTGCTTGTTTTTAGCCATAAAGATATCTCAAGCTCCTTGCCGTCAACATTTACCTTGCCGCGGTAATCAGGCTGTGTTTCTTTAGTTTTCTTGTTCTTGAAAATTGCTCCAGTGTTAATTTTTGTTTCCATTTTGTTTAGTTATTTATTGGTTAGTCTTTTATAAATACACCGTTTTCTGTCTTTCCCTTTCTATCTTTTATTTGATAGTAAGCCACTTCTAAAGCTCCGTGGTAGTCAATGTCAAGCTGTTTACTAAGTATTATTAAAACAACTTGAATATCTCCTATTGCGTCAATTATATCTAACTTGTTGTTTTTAGTTATAGCAGAGCTTAACTCGCCAATTTCCTCAACCAGCTTGATAAATTGCTTGTGCGGATCTCCGGGTAGTAAGTTTCTTTCTTTGGCCCATTGTAATATTTTAGCATCCATAGTAACCGTTGTTTTTTTTAAGTGTTTTTAGTTTTTCCAAGTATAAAATAGCATCCATTAACTCTTCTTGTAAGTGATTTAAAAAGTCATCGGTATTATTATCTTCAAGCGTAGTACCATACTTTTTAATCCCTATTTCAGAGCGCTCATTGAACTTAGCTATTACTTGCTGAACTATTTTGTCTTTCTTCATTTTGTTTATCAATTATGTCTTGCATTTCTTTTCTAAGATAATCGCACACCTCGTGTATTGCATCGGTTATGTTATCTGTAAACTCTTGCTCTGATAGCGTTTGTCTTGAGTCTATTTCCATGATGCTTAACCAATGTTCAGCGGCTTTCTGCATGTTGCTAAACGCTAACTTTTGCCTATGTCTAAAAGCTCCATTTAACATCCGTGTTTGCTCCGTAGCTGCCTTAAACAAGGCCACCAAAATGTTTATTTCGATGGCCGGATTTATCTTTTTAGCATCTTCCATTTGTGGATCCGCATTTACAAATTTGATAATATTTGTGACCTTTTATACACACCGTGTAATCTACGCCACTCGGCCGCATCTTGTCACGGTGCTGTTTTTGAAAGAGCCATTTGTCAAGTTTGATTATGGCTCTAAATATGTAAAAATAAATAATTTTTTTCATTTGATATTCAAATTTTGATTAATAATTAACCTTGCACCCAATACCTCTTTACCTTCTTTGATAGCTTGTTTAATAGCTACTTTGTCAGGTGTTATGGTTGTTTTAATGTTGCAGTATTCCTCGCTTACTACCTCATCGCATTCAATGCTTTCAGATTTCCTGAATGATAGCTTAAATGTTGGTGCTTTCACCTCTGTAATTCCAAATAACTGCATAGCTTCTGAAATATTATTTTTCAACTTATCTATTGCCGTAGCACGAGCCTTTTTAAGAGCTTGTAAGCGTTTTATTTC